ATTGAGAGTGATTTCAAAGAAGAAAAGATTCAGGTCAAGAACCTCAAGAAGAATGAAATCGAAGATGGTTTGAATCAACTGTCTGAACATTACAATGAACTGAATGAACGTATGGGTGAAATCTCAAAGGTTCAAGAGAAGATCAGCGAACTGAATCGTTTGATTATGAACGAGAACACGAGTATCACGATGTGTCAGAATAACATCGATGACTTGACTCAGAAGTTGAATGAAGAACAAAAACAACAGAATGATGACTCTGCTGAAGAACTCAAAACGATGAAGAGTCAGTTGAAAGAACATCAAGAGAAACACGAAGAGTATGTGTTACTCAAGGAACGATATGAGATTGCATCAACACTATTGAAAGATGGTGGCATCAAAGCAAGAATTATCAAACAGTATGTGCCAATCATCAATAAGTTGGTCAATAAGTATCTCGCGTCGATGGACTTCTTTGTTCAGTTTGAACTCGATGAAAACTTCAACGAGAAAATCAAGTCAAGATTTCGTGATGAATTCACTTATGACTCGTTTAGTGAGGGTGAAAAAATGAGAATCGACCTGGCACTTCTCTTTACTTGGCGCGCGGTTGCTAAACTTCGNAACTCAATTTCAACAAACCTATTGATTCTCGATGAGGTCTTTGACAGNTCGTTNGACACAACTGGCACAGATGAGTTCTTGAAGATTATCACGCAACTGAGTCAAGATACGAATGTCTTNGTCATTAGTCACAAAGGCGATCAGTTGTATGACAAGTTTCATAGTAACATTCGATTCACTAAAGTAAAAAACTTTTCTAAGATTGCAGCGTAGGAGGAAAATATGTATTACGTAGTAGAAACAAAGTTACCAGATTATGATGACTGGTATCCAGTAATTGATGTCGAGAAGAGCAAACTTCACCCTCAAGTTTTGAAGTTCGACACGAAAGAAGAAGCAGAAAGTTGGGCGAGCAAACACGCAGTGAAGAATCACGATTGGAAAGTGGTGGAATATGAATCTGAGTGATAAGTTAGTCAAGTCATCACATCCTTTGCTGACCACCGAACTTGAACCGTTTGACTTTGAGAACCCTCCGGTTGATCCACAGGAACTTGCAGATCATTTGATTGAGGTGATGGATAAACACAATGGAATTGGATTGTCAGCAAATCAGTTGGGTTTGCCTTATCGAGTTTTTGTGATGCGAACAGAACCACGATTGGTTTGTTTCAATCCAGTCATTACCTTTGAGTCTGAAGAACAGTCAGTCCTTGAAGAGGGGTGTTTGACATACCCATCACTTTATGTTAGGATAAAGAGGTCATCGTGGATTAGATCAAAATTCTATGATGTCAATGGCGAGTTACAAACACAGAAGTTCAATGGCATTACTGCCCGATGTTTTCAACACGAGGTCGATCATCTGAACGGTATCGTTTATTTAAATCGCGCTTCAAAGATTCACCTTGAACGTGCAAAGAGAAATCTCAAACTGTTGAAACGAAAACAAAAGAGAATGAGTAATGACCCTATGATTCGAATGAGCGAAGATGTGGTATGATTGATTATATAAGACGTATTATCTGGAGAAAATTATGGAATTGAATGTAAAGGTTGAAGAGCTTCGAAAACAAAAATTGTTTCTCGCGGTTCCTATGTATGGTGGTCAGTGTGCAGGTATGTTCACTCGATCGGTTGCTGACTTGACTGGTCTTTGTGCAAAGTATCAGATTCCGTTGCAGTTCTACTTTCTGTTCAACGAGTCATTGATCACACGCGCGCGTAACTATTGTGCAGATGAGTTTATGCGATCTGATTGCACACACTTGATGTTCATTGATTCTGACATTGGATTCAATGCAAAGGACGTGATCGCAATGCTTGCTATGTCCAGTCAAGATGAAGACTATCACGTGTTGTGCGGTCCTTATCCAAAGAAAACAATCTCGTGGGAAAAGATCAAGATGGCGGTTGATAAAGGCGCTGCTGATGAAAACCCGAATGAACTTGAAAACTATGTTGGAGATTATGTATTCAACCCCAAAAAGAACACAGGTTCAATCAAGATTGGCGAACCTTGTGAGGTTCTCGAAGGGGGCACTGGATTTATGTTGATTCAACGCAAAGTGTTTGAACAATATAATGAAAACTATCCTCAGATGTTATACAAACCTGATCACGTTCGCACCGCAAACTTTGATGGCACACGTGAGATTATGGCATACTTTGACGCATTGATTGATGACAAGTCGCAGAATATGGTTCCTGAGATCACCGCGTTCTTTGAAAAGAATCCAGATGCGAAACACGAAGATGTGATTGAGTTCTTGAAAGACAAACGGAATGGTCTCGCAGGCAATTATTCGAATAGATACTTGTCAGAAGACTATATGTTCTGTTATAATGTTCAAAAGATGGGTATGAAAGTTTGGTTGTGTCCTTGGATGCAGTTGAAACACGTTGGTAGTTACATCTTTGGTGGTTCATTGGCACACCTTGCGTCTGTTGGTGCTGCTGCGACTGCTGACGTGAAAACACTTGGTAAGAAAAAATAATGGAGAATGTGATGAATCTAAATAATGAAACCCTTGCAATTCTGAAAAGTTTTTCAGCGATCAATCCCTCGATTCAGTTTCAATCGGGGAATGAGTTGAAAACAATTTCACCGACAAAGACTGTTCTCGCGAAAGCGAAACTCACTGAATCAATTGATTCAACCTTTGCGATCTATGACCTGTCTCGTTTTCTTGGTGTTGTGTCTTTGTTCGAAGATCCAACATACACGGTCAATGAGAATACACTGACTATTGAGTCAAGTGGTCGTAAGGTTGATTATACATTCTGTGATCCATCGACTATTATGATTCCACCAGATAAAGAGTTGAACATTGGTGATGCAGATGTTGAGTTTGAAATGAGTAAGGAACATTTCAATGAAGTGATGAAAGCACTCGGTGTGATGTCCTTGCCTGACTTTGTTGTTGTCGGTGATGGTTCTAAAATTTATTTGCGCGCAACTGACACAAAGAACCCAAGCACCGATCAGTTCAACGTTGAGGTTGGCACTACTGACAAAACATTCAATGTGGTGTTTCGAACTGAGAATATGAAGTTGATGTCGCGTGACTATCGAGTGTCTATCTCTTCAAAAGGTATTTCACACTTCAGTGCGGAGGATGTAGAGTATTGGATTGCGATCGAATCTTCATCAACCTTTGAATAAACTGAGTAGGATATTATATTATGCGTGATGATTTTTTGTTTGTAGAAAAGTATCGGCCACAAACCGTGGCTGATACAATTCTTCCTGATGATTTGAAGAAAAACTTTCAACAGTTCGTTGATCAAGAGAATGTTCCCAATCTAATTCTGTCAGGTGGTCCAGGCGTTGGTAAGACCACAGTCGCGAAGGCAATGTTAGAAGAGTTGCGTTGTGACTACATCGTGATCAATGGTTCGATGAATGGTAACATTGATACGTTGCGGAATGAGATACAACAGTTTGCATCATCGGTTTCATTGCAAGGTGGTCGTAAGTATGTCATTCTTGATGAAGCAGACTATCTCAACCCTAACTCAACGCAACCTGCACTTCGCAACTTTATGGAAGAGTATTCGAAGAACTGTGGGTTTATTCTGACGTGTAACTTCAAGAACCGTATTATTGAACCGTTGCATTCTCGTTGCAGTGTCATTGACTTTACATTGCAGAAAGATGATAAGGTTCGCCTTGCAGCAGAGATGTTCAAACGCGCGTGTTCTATTCTGACACAAGAGAACATTGAGTTTGATAAGAAAGTGGTTGCAGAGGTTGTCAAGAAACACTTTCCTGACAATCGACGTGTTCTCAATGAGTTGCAGAAGTATGGTAGTTGTGGTAAGATTGATACAGGTATTCTTCAAAACGTTCAGAATGTTTCGATTACAAACCTCACGAATGCGTTGAAGGATAAGAACTTCACTGAGGTTCGCAAGTGGGTGGCGCAAAACTCTGATGCAGATAGTTCAGAAATCTTTCGCACCATTTATGATGCAGCATCCGAGTTTCTCACATCATCGAGTGTTCCTCAACTTGTGTTGATACTTGCTGATTATCAATACAAGGCTGCGTTTGTCGCTGATCCTGAAATCAATATGACTGCGTGTCTGACTGAGATAATGGTCAATTGTGAGTTTTCGTGATGCGTAAGAAGTGCGAAGCGTGCAATAAGAATAAGTTGCCAAAAGACAATGCGGTCGTTTATCTTGACGACCATCCTTTCAATGTTTGTGATGAATGTGAGAAACTTCTGATGGTTATCTTACAGAAGTTTGAAGAGAGAGAAGAGAATGAGCAATCCCTTTGATTATCTCAATAGTATCAACGTAACGAAAGAGAATATGATGCGAGGTTCAGAGAATGATGAACTCGCTGAGAAACAATACAACGCATTCTTGATCAACCGTGGTCTCTCGTATTTTCAAGATACAGTTGCACTCGCAAATGAAATGAATCAACGTGCGGATCTCGACTATAAGATGCAGTATGAGTTTCTACTGAACTTGGTTCGTAAGCGCAAACGATTCTCTAAATGGCATAAAAAGAATGAGAATCAACATTGATCTGATTTGCGAATACTATAACTGCAGTCAACGCAAGGCACTTGAAATCCTCAACACTCTTACATCTGAACAGGTCAACTCGATTTGTGAACAGATGTTGAAAGGCAAAGATTTATAAATAGTAATGAACAAAAACTTATAATGTTTATAACTATAACAATAAAGGTGTCTGAAAATGGAAAGTGTCGTTGATTCGTTGATTGAGGTTCAATTGAAAGAACAGGATGATTTTCTCAAGGTTCGAGAAACACTGACTCGCATTGGTATCTCATCACCCAAAGATAAAAGATTGTATCAGTCTTGCCACATTCTTCACAAACGTGGTAAGTATTACATCGTGCATTTCAAAGAACTGTTTGCACTTGATGGTAAGGCGACTAACTTCTCTGAAGAAGATGAGGGTCGTAGAAACACTATTATTCGATTGCTTGCTGATTGGGGTTTGGTTGATGTTGTGGATGAAGATCGAATCTCTTATCCTGCTACACCGATCAATCAAATCAAAATTATCCCTCATAAAGAGAAGAGTGAATGGGAGTTGATTGCCAAGTATAACATTGGGGGACGGAAGTAGGTGTTATCATTCTCTGAGTTTCTGCACGAAGGTGTCAATGATCCCGCAATCTTCAAAGCGGTCTTTTTGGCAGGCGGACCGGGTTCAGGCAAATCATTCACTGTAGGGAGAAATGGTGCGGCGTTGTCTGCTCTCGGTTTTCGTGTAGTCAATTCAGATACTGCTTTTGAGAATGCGATGAAGAAAGCTGGTCTTGAAATGGATCCCGATAACATCTTCTCCGCGCAGGGTCAGAACATTCGCGCTGGTGCGAAAGAACTCACTGATAAACAGAAAGAGATTTATTTGAAGGGACGACTTGGTCTTGTCATTGACGGAACAGGTCGTGACGCTGCTAAGATTCTCAAACAGAAGAAACAGATGGAAAAACTTGGTTATGAGACTGCAATGGTCTTTGTCAATACTGATTTG